GAACCAACTTGGCCAAATCCCCCTGGTGACATATTTTCTCTTTCAGAAAGATAAGCATCAAAATGACTTCCAAGGTCAGACAATGCAGTTGACCACTCATCTCTTCCCACTCTATTACTATTATCTGTATTATCTTGAGGTATTCCCCTTGTCACAAAAACTTTAGCAATACTACCATATTTACTTGGTAGATTGAGTAATCTAGCTTCATAATCTTCTTTAGTTACACATCTGTTTTGTGTAGCAAAGTAGGCCTTAGACCTTTCTCTTATTTCATCAACACTGTCTTGACCTTTACCACCAATAGCTGGTTTATTATTTGTAACTGAATTTATAGAACCAGCTCCAACAGCTGCTGATGGACTGGTATGTGATGTTAAATCACCAGATGCTATATTAGAACTTAACCCTCCTCCAACTCTATAAGTAATTGTTAAAGTAGTTTGTGCTGGTGACTCACCTAGTGTCTCATAGTCATCACCTAACAATGGGTCAATAGCCTCTGATAAATTACTACTTTGTCCTGGTATGATTACTCCAAGTTGTTCTAAATCTAAAAATTCACTATTTATTGATGTACCATTTCTCAATATACCATTACCAAACCTTAAAGATGTTGTACCATCATCATTTCTTTCAACTACAAATCTTTTATTGGTTTGAATATAACTTAATGAATATGGTACAGCGGCGGACATAAGATTTCCCTCTTCGTCTAGATATGCATCTCCTAAAGTAGCACCTCCAGTACTAATTCTACCTAAATCCTCATAATAAACACTATCAACTGAAACTTTATCTTGAGCTAAATACTCAACCTCATACCAATTATTATTATTTGAATCTATACACGAAATTATGTCAATTACATTAGTATCTGACAATGTAAATTTCATAAATTTTGATGGTTGAGTTGCTGTAAATTGTTTTGTTTTTGTTTCACCACTTACAGCTTTAACAGTTCTTGTAAGTTTATATTGATTAGTTAAACCAGTAGCTGCTGTAGAATGAACAACATCAGTATCATTTGATGATGATATTGTAAAATCTACTTCTTCTAAAGTTTCAAAAATTATATTTGAATCTTGTGTTGATGTTATTGACAATCCTTTTTCAAAAACACCAGCTGTTGCATAATCAACTTTACTCTCAGCATTAGTAACTGAGTTAACAAGTTGTGTAAATGTTAAATCAACATAAGCTGGAGATGTTGGTTTACTTTTATAACCAAGCATATTAGCTATATTAACTATATTTCTTCTTTCCTCAGCTAATGGTAATAACATCTCACGATATTGTTGGTCTATATAAAATGATAACACATCACCGACATATGCAGACATTTCAATCAACATCATACCAGGAGATGTTTCATTAAAATCTTTATATGTATTCGGAAAATAAGATTGGGCATATTGTATTAAAGAATTTTTAATATTAGAAAAATCTTTATTGATGTAATTTATATTTGATTCTTTATGTTCTTTACTTGAATACGGCATTTATTATTCTCCTATTTCTATCTTTACACTTTCAAGTGTATTTGGGTCTTGTTTAATATTAAATAGTATAAACAAATTTAAAGTATTTTTATCACTATCATCATTTTTAGAACTAACTTTTATATCTCTAACTTCAACAAATGGTAACCATAATTTAAATGTATCCAATATACTATTTTGAATTTCGAATATTAAATCTTCCGAGACTTGTTCAAACATATATTGTCTTAGATTAATACCTAAAAGAGGTTGAAAATATCTTTCACCTTGTTGTGTTTGTAAAAGATTTTTTATATTATTTTTTACAGCTTCTATAGTTGTTTCGGTTGAAGCAAACCAACCATCTCTACCTTCAGATTTTCTAAATGGTAAATCTATTCCTATAAATGTATTAGGTTCTCTATCTTGTACAAATGAACCTGTTATATGTGTATCTCTAATAGCCATTTTACTTTAATAGTTCCTTTGGTATTTTATCTTTATAAAGTTTAACTTTTGTAAAATTATTTTTAATTTCTCTTGTGTCTGAGTCTGGTACTATATCATTCTCACCTACATAAGCGTGTCCGACAGCTCTCATAGAACCACCGTGAGACCCACCATCTTTTTTCATATCTAATCTTTCAACAACTTCTCCGGCTCCAGTTCCTTGTCCATTTATAACTCCACCATAGGATGTTGGTGTTGGTGATTTAACATTTTTAACAAGTGTTTTTATTCCTAAATTTCCAGTAGTAAATAATTTTTCCAATTCAACTGAAGCCTTTAACTCGGCTATAGTCCAATGAATTTTTTCATTTGTTAAAAAAATTATAAAAGCGTCAACTGTTAATTCAACTTCTTTTTCAAAATATTCTGTAACAATTGGTTCTACTATATTTTCGTTCTCGTCTATATAATTTTGGTTTTGATGTAATATCAATTGTGCCTCAAGCTTAGCAAGAAGAAGATTTCCAAACAACCCTCTCTCTTGTTTCCTTAAATCACTCAATTTCATATTAACATACTTACCCATTAATAGTTCCTTTTTTCTTATTTATAGCTTTCATTACTTTACTATAATCTTTTGTTAAAAAATCAGGAGCTTCAGATGGATTAACTCCCATTTCAGCAGCTAAATTTCCATTTGGATTGGATGTATCATTCATCATATTACCATAGGAAGATGCTAAAACTTCACCAGCCTTACTAGAATCATAAGTTCCACCACCCATAGTTTTCCATTCATCATCTCGAGCTGTTTCATTTAAAACATCATTAATAATAGAATTTGATGAGAATGTTTTTTTCTCAACAATTTTCTTTCTAGGTTTTCTTTTTTCAACCTTAGTAGTAGTTGGAGTCATCATATCTGATGGTTGTTTCAATTCAGTTATTACCTCACCGATTACCATCGCCACTTCTTCTCTAACTATCTTTCTTATTAATGTTTTTATACTTGTTTTCTTTTTCATTTGATACCTCTTTATGTTGTTGTGCCTTGTCTATCTTTTGTATTACCATAATCATTTGGTTCTATATAATGATAATTACTAAGTATTGTTTTTATTTCATCTTTAATATTTTTTAAAGCTTTTCTACCTTTACCATCTGATTTTGCTATTGGTATTGACTTACCATCTATTAATGGAACTGTAGCACCAGATGGTGTAAAAATATGAGCTTGTGATAAACAATCAACTATATCTGTTAATATATTGACTAATGTTTGTCCTAATACTAACGGTTCCATAGCGCGTGATTCACCTTCCTCATTATTATTATAATTTATTGGTTTCCCTAAATAAATATTTCGTGATTCAATAAATAAGTCATGATTTGTAGATATAGTTAAATTTCTACCAGAACCTATGTGTACATCTCTATAAGATGATAAAAACAAATCATCTCGTTTTGTATTAATTGTTATTCTGTCAGAATGAAATAATAGTTGACTATCTGTATAACCATAAATTATTTCACTAAATGGAATTTCTCCACCATTTGATATTTTTACCAACTCTCCCATCGAACTTCTAAAATTAAAAATACTATCAGAACCTAAATTAAATTCAGATATAGATAATTTTCCATTAATAGCATTTGGGTGATTGGAATTTTTTATCTCATATCCACCAAAATGTTGAGCCAAAGAACCTCTATCTGTTATACTTATTAAACTACCATCTCCCAAACTTTCTAATACATTCTCTTCATCTCTACCATTTGATAATATTACATACGGATTTTTATGACGACTTCCTAGTCTTATACTATTTCCATGTCTACCTTCAAATAACATATCACCGTGAATGTCCCGAATATATCTATCTTTAACACTACCGTCTTCATCATAATCAGGTAAATTTGTTTCTGGATTCCAAGGGTGGTCTAGATTATCATTATAAATTTTAAACATTCTTTTGTGATTAGTTTTATCATTTACGAAATTTGGATTCTGACCTTTCAATACTGATTCTTGAATTTCATTGTCATATTCGCTGATGTCCTCACCACCTAAAGGTAATATAAAACCCACTTTATTTGGGTCTTCACTAAATGTTGGTAAATTTGTTTCAGTATTCAAAGGTCCTAAATAATAGTTTATATTTCCTATTGTACATAATAAAACTGGGTCACCCTTAACTGGAACATCTACTATACCCCTCATTAATGGATAATATCTATATTTATCTGATAAATTTCTTCTGTTAACATTAGGATTCATTGGTTCATTAGTTATGTGAGGTAAAGCCATTATACTATTTACAGTATTATTACCTCCATAATATAAACTAGCATCAGAAGTAACTACATCTACAACATTACCAGGAACAAATTGTAAATAAAAAGGTACATTTTCTCTTCTACCAAAGGTATGTTTTATATTAGCACCTGGATGTGTTGTAAATAAGGAACTCATATTAATTTCCTAAATTTATTGTTTTATCTTTTATAGTAGTTAATCTATCACTTTCCTTTTGTAAATCACTAACAGTATCTTGTAATGTTCCCATCAACTCATCTTTCTCAGATTCTGACAATAACATTGTTTCATCATTAGTACCACTTGATTTACTTATAATTCTCTGTAACACTCCAGCCAACTTAACAAGATGTTCATCATTCTTAACAGATACTTCCATATATTCTTTTATAATGGGAGCTACCATTATTACATCATCTATAGTTGTAATGAACCCATGTATTTCAGATATTAGTAAATCTATTTGTTTCTTTTTATTAATAGTATTTTCATAAATATCCCTTGTTAAATCTTGAAAGGTTTTACCTTTGAATATTTCCTCATTATCAGCCATTATATATATCTCCATATTAGAATGTAACTATTCATATATAAATATAGAAATTGTGAAAATATACATAAAAATAAAAAACCCACTTGAAAGTAAGTGGGTTTTTTTTATCAATATATTGGTTTTTTTAAAAAAATAATTTTTTAATCTTACCTTTTTTCTTACCACCATTATAAAAATCATTTAATATTATTTTATAATGCTTTTTGAATACATTAACAACAGCTGTTATTTTTGATGTATTAACATTTGTCATTTCTCTTATTAAGATATAGATAGCCTTTTTATTAAAGTTTTCTATTTCTTCTCTTCTTTTGATAATTTCAACTATCGAATACGCTATATCAATATCTCTTTTCTTTTTGAAAATATTAGGTATATTATTGTCAAAATACTCCACTATCTCCTCTGTTAAGTCAGATATATATTGTGTATTATCATTAAATTTTGATTTTTCATAATCCAATGTACTTATATCTTGTGTATTTTTAAGTTTTTTATAATTGGTATTATTATGTAATATTAGATAATTTTTAGCTACAATTGAAAAATAACTGAAGGCCTTTGAACCTTTTGTATGGTCATATTTATGAATATTCATAACAAGAAATGATACAACTTCAGCTTTTACATCTTCAAAAGGAACATCAAAATAACTAAACTTAAATGTGTTAATTATATTTTCAGCTAACTTATCAAATGCATAATGTATTTTTTCTTGATATACTTTATTTCTAAAAGAATGTTTATCTGGATTAGTATTATATTCTACAATTGCATTCTGTACTTCTTCATCAAAATACATCTTTTTCTTACTTTTAGGTCTTCCTCTTTTTTTACCAGCCATTATTTATTCTCCCCTGTTTGTTCATTTTCAAACATATCATCTAATGTTAATTGTAATTTTTTAAGTTGTTCAAAAAAGAAACTCGTTTCATCATCTGATTCGTAATGTCCTTTTGAATCAACTTGTTTCATTTTTTCTGTTGCGAATGTAACTATCTGTTGAAACTGAAGTATTAACTCTTCATATTGTGTTATTCTTCTTAATGAATAAAATACTAATGTAGATGAAACTACACTAATTAAAAAGAATATTGTAAAAAATAACCACCACATATTTATCTCCTATACAAACAATTCATCAAATTTAGCTTTGAGATTGTCTACTTGTTTTTGTTCTTGTCTGTCTTTTGGAACTTTTGTATTAACCACTTCCTCATCTGCATACATCCAATCTTCATACTCAATACGAGTTGTAGTCATATCAGCTTGATGAAGAATATGAGCCATATTAGATTTCAATTTCTTTTCAGGAGCATATGATTTAAGATATTGTATATTCCCATCATCATACATTCCATCAGTTAATTTAATTCCAATAAATTCGTTCTGTGTCATTGGTATTCCATATTGACCTAAAATCCAAATACCTCTATCAGGTGGTGTCATAAATTTCAAGTCAGGATTATTTGTATAAATCTTTCCTTGATTCTTACGATGCCATTCTGATGGATTTGGTATATAATGGTCTTGCTCTAAATCTCCAACCTTACCCAAGTCGTGATGTAATGCAGCAAAGATTAATTCTTCAACTGTATAGTCATCAACATAAGCTCCATTTTCTTTCCATATTTTATAAAATGATAGTGAATATTTTACAATGTTTAAAATATGTTGAACATATCCACCTGGTGTACAAAGATGAAAATGTTCTTGACCACTTGCTGGTGCAAACATCATTCTATCTTTAAAGTCATCATACATTTTTAAAAGTTTTTCTTCTCGTTCACCTTCAAATGTATGTTCAATAAGTTTAATTAACTTATTCCAATTGTCTTGTATTTGTTCTGCTTTTAATTGCATTATTTAGTCCCCTCTTGATATTCTTTTTCTAATTGTAAAGCACCCTCTAAAACATTTTCCCAAGTATCAACATACTCAACAGGGTCTTTTCTTCCTAATTGATG